AACGGAAGTTATCTCGTCCTCGCGTAACCTAAAAAATAATAAAGTTTCATCCAGAATTGCGGATGGATCAAGGGTTAAAAAGTCTTCTAAGATCGGTGAGATTACTTACGGGTTTGCTTCTCAAAAATTCTCAGGTGGGGCAACCACTAAGGATATCTGGGGCGGTACAGAGTTCGGTTCTAACAAGTTTAAGCAGTTTCCAGTTTGGTCTGGAAGAGAAGGACGCGGCTCTCGCGGATGGTTTATCTATCCTACCTTGCGCCGTATACAGCCAGAGATCGTTGCTAAATGGACTCAGGCTTTCGAGAAGATTCTAAAGGAGTGGTAAAACATGGCTGGAACAAGTAGAGCCTTAACCCTTAAACTCCTTGCAGACGTTGATAACTTTACTAAGGGCATAAAGTCCGCAGATAATGACGTTTCCACATTCGGAGACAAAATAGGCAAGTTTGGAAAAGTAGCCGCTGGCGCTTTCGCTGCCGCTGGAGTCGCTGCCGCCGCTTATGCTGGAAAACTATTAGTAGATGGCGTTAAGTCAGCGATCGAAGACGAAGCCGCTCAGCTACGCCTTGCCACAGCTCTAAAGAACGTAACTGGCGCTACAGATGCTCAAATAAGCGCCACCGAAAGTTACATAACTAAAACCACCCTTGCCACTGGAGTAACCGACGATGAACTACGTCCTTCACTCCAGCGCCTCGTTACCGCTACTAACGATGTAGCCGAAGCTCAAAAACTACAGGGCCTCGCACTCGACATTAGCGCAGGTTCGGGTAAATCACTCGAAGCCGTTTCTAATGCCCTAGCTAAGGCCCAGGAAGGCAATACGGCAGGGCTAGTAAAACTCGGTATTGGACTTTCAGCCGCAGAACTTAAAACCATGTCTATGGAGCAGGTAACGGCTAAATTAGCCGAAACTTTCGGGGGACAGGCTGCAACCCAGGCCGACACTTTCCAGGGCAAAATGCAACGTCTCCAGGTAGCGTTCGCCGAGGGTAAAGAGACGGTCGGATCATTCGTCCTAGATGCTATTACTCCTTTAGTTTCAGGCTTCGTCAATAACGTAATTCCAGCAATTCAGAAATTATCGGATGAGCTAGGTCCTAAACTTACCCCTATTTTCCAGGCGCTTACAGGATATATAACAGAGTACGTTATTCCTACCTTTAAGGCCGTTTATGCCTTTATTACAGAGTTTGTTATTCCTGCGATTAGTAGTTTCTTAACTCCAGTTATTAATGGGCTACGCTCAGCCTTCGAAAAAGTAACGGCTAAGATCCAGGAGAACGCGGATAAGCTAGCTCCTCTATTTACCCTGTTTAAGGCCGTAGCAGCCTTCGTAAGAGACGTTTACGCCCCAGTCGTAGGTAAAATACTGGGTGCAGCATTTAACACCCTGGGAACGGCTGTAGGTATCGTTATCGATCTATTCGCCAATCTGGTCGATGTAGTTAATAAGGCTTTTAACGCTATTAAGGCGATGGTTAACTTTATTAGAAATAACCCAGTTACCCAGGCTATCGGCGGCGTTATCGATAACGTCTTCGGCGGTGGTCGCGCTAATGGTGGCCCAGTAAAGGGCGGGACTTCCTATATTGTAGGTGAGCGTGGGCCAGAGTTATTTGTACCTAACACTAACGGCTTGATTATCCCTAACGGCCAGGGCATGACCGTACCTACTACTTCTAGCCAGGGATCGACTATTAACATAACCGTTAACGGCGCGATCGATAGCGAGTCAACAGCACGCCAGATTATTACCTTGCTTAATAATTCCTCAGCTCGTGGAACTCTAGGAAGTCTGGCCTTTAATACATGACCGCATGGACCCCAGAGTATTTAGTTAAAATTAATGGGACGGTAGTAACAGACGTAACCCTGGCTAACCTTACAATTACTTCTGGCCGTACCGATATTTACTCTCAGCCGGTCGCGGGCTATTGCCAGGTCCAGTTAATTAACTTTAATAACCAGTCCTACCCCTTTAACGTGGGAACTGGCCTTACTATCGAGGTAAAAGACTCTAGCGATATCTTTATCCCTATTTTTGGCGGATATATTACAGATTACGCTACAGCGGTTAATAACGCTGGCGCGCTCGGATCGACTACCATTTTAACGATCGTGGCTTTAGGTGCGTTGTCCAAACTTCCTAAAATTATCGATCCTGGAGTCTTATCTAAGGACTATGACGGCGACCAGATTTATACACTCCTTAGCGGATACCTTTTAGGTCAATGGAACGAAGTTCCAGCGGCTCAAACCTGGGCCACTTACAACGCTACCGAGACATGGGAAAACGCGGTAAATATCGGGCTAGGCTCGATCGATCAGCCAGGCGATTATGAGATGATCGCTAGAAATGCAAGCTCGACAGATATTTATAGCCTGGTTAGCCAGATCGCTACCTCAGCTTTAGGTTATATCTACGAAGACGCTCAGGGCCGTATCGGGTACGCCGATAGCACCCATAGACAAGATTACCTAGCTACTAATGGTTATGTCGAACTGGATGCAGGACAGGCCCTAGCTAGTGGCATTTCGACTACCGTTAAATCTGGCGATATTCGCAATAAGTACACCATCGCTTACGGCTCTAACGCTTCTTCGAGCTACACAGCCGAAGACCTACAGAGCCAGTCTCTATTCGGCTTACAGGCCCAGAGCTTTACTTCTAATATTGATAAGTTATCGGACGCTCAGCTAGTAGCAGATCGCTATATCGCGCTTAGGTCTTTTCCTTCGGCTAAGTTCGAGTCAATTACCTTCCCCCTCGGAAACCCTGAAATAGACGATACCGATCGAGACGCACTATTAAACGTATTTATGGGTATGCCTGTTTGGATTCAGAATTTACCTAATAATATTAACGATGGCAGTTTCCAGGGCTACGTCGAGGGCTGGACTTTCCGAGCCTCATTTAATGATCTTTCGCTAACGTTTAACGCGTCTCCCATAAACTTTTCGCAAGTTGCGGTAAAATGGGAACAAGTAAACGCCGCCGAAACATGGAATACAATTAGTTCTAGCCTAACCTGGCTCGACGCGATAGGAGTAGTAGCGTAATGGCAACCACGACAACCAATTTTGGCTGGGATATCCCCCAGTCTACAGACCTGGTAAAGGATGGCGCGACCGCTATCGCTGCACTAGGACAAGATATCGACACAGCCCTAGTCGATCTAAAGGGCGGAACTACTGGACAGGTTCTATCTAAGGCTTCAGGAACCGATTTAGATTTTACCTGGGTAGCCCAGGACGATTCTAACGCTATTCAGAACGCGATCGTAGACGCTAAAGGCGATCTAATTGCAGCTACAGCGGCAGATACTCCAGCACGTTTAGCTGTAGGTACAAATGGTTACGTTTTGACCGCCGATTCAGCAGAGGCTACTGGTCTTAAATGGGCTGCCCCAGCTGGCGGTGGAAAAGTTTTGCAAGTGGTAAACGCTACTTATTCGACGCAGACATCAACTACGTCGACTACTTTTGCCGACACAGGATTAACGGCCACAATTACTCCAACATCGGCAACATCTAAAATTCTTGTATTTGTAAACCAGGTGGGCTGTCACAGAAACTCTGGAACAAACGGAGCGCTTCAGTTGCGTCTTTTGCGAGGATCGACTTCTATCGTTACTTTCGAAAAATATTTAGGTTATAACGGCGGAACTGTCGAAATTAACGCAGGATCGGCGTCGACTACATACCTAGATTCTCCAGCCACCACATCGGCGACAACTTACAAAACTCAACTGGCTACCGATCTATCTGGTTTTACGTTAGCGGTTCAAGCTAACGGTGGAACTTCGACGATTACACTCATGGAAATAGGTGCATAATGGCTACAGGCGTAGAAGTTTTATCAATGCTTATCCCTTCTGGTGGTTGGGCCATTAGTGGTGATAAGTATGAGGATATTAAATTTATCGAAGCAGAACCCATTACTAAATCAGAGTTCGAGGCAGGTTTTAAGAAAGTTGACGCCTGGAAATTAGAACAAGAAATCGGTAAGGCAAATGCTAAGGCAGCTTTACTAGAACGTTTGGGTATTACAGAAGATGAGGCTAAACTTCTTCTCTCATGAAACCTAAACTAAGTCATGCAGCTATTCAGCTTCGAGAGCAGATCGACGACGCCTTTATGGACCGCGACAGAACTAGCGACGGATGGATAGGCGATACTCGCCATTCAGCCAGAAAATCGGACCATAACCCCGACCATGACGGATGGGTGAGAGCTATTGACATAGACCGCGACCTTATGGGTAAAAAGGGCAAACCTGACCTTATGCCAGATTTAGCGGATCAGATACGTCTAGCGGGTAAAGGCGGCGATAAGCGTATAGCCTACATAATCTTCGACGGCAAGATCGCAAGTTCTCGTGCTCGCTGGGCCTGGCGTCGATACGACGGCATTAATAAACACGTTAAGCACATGCACGTTTCGTTTAACGTTTCGGGAGATACAGATCGAAAGTTCTTTAATATCCCAATGTTAGGTGGAAAATAAATGGAAGCTATTATTTACGCGACACTAGGTTTAATTGCTATTCCTGTAATTCGTCAGATTATTAAGTCCTATCGCGCTAAGAAGGCCGTAGCCGATATCGTCGTAGACGCTCTAGAAGCTGCCGTAGACACGGTCGAAAAGAAAAAGTAATGAGCGCAGTAGATATCTCAGCTATAGCCGTAGGCATAGTTACGGTTTTGGGTGGAGTGGCTGCGTTTCTACAGTTTTTGGTTAAGCATTACTTATCAGAGCTTAAGCCTAATTCTGGTTCAAGCCTTAAAGATTCAGTAACTCGTTTGGAGACACGCGTAGACAAAATCTACGAAATGTTAATGCATAAGGGAGAATAAAACTATGGCAAGAAAGAAAGTTATCGACCTCGATACTTATAACGCTTTAGACGCTTACGCTATCTCCATGCACGAGTTCTATAAGGCATTACGCCGCGCTGGTTTTGCGGTCGATTTATGCCTAGCGATTATTACCGACAGGGACGCTTATCCCGATTGGTTGCTTCCTGCCATCCCAGACCGAGTAGATCGTTTACCCTACGAGGATGACGAAGATGAGGACTAATGAAAAAAACAGTAGTTTTACCCGATCTCCAATGCCCGTACGAAGATTCACACGTTGTTAACAATCTCGCAATTTTTATTAAGGCATTTCGCCCCGATGCTGTCTGCACTATCGGAGACGAAATCGACCTACCCCAGATTAGCCGATGGACAGAAAATACCCCAGGCTGGTACGAGCAAACTTTAGCTAGCGATCGAGATCATACGGTCGAGGTACTCTGGAAACTTACAGAGCATGTTAAAGAAGCCCATATGGTGCGTTCCAATCATACGGACCGACTTTATAACGTAATTATGAAAAAGATCCCAGCCTTTTTATCGCTGCCAGAATTAAAGTTTGAGAAGTTCTTAAAACTGGACGAGCTAGGGATTACTTTCCATAAAGAGCCATTCCATATTGCTAAGGGCTGGATCGCTATACATGGCGACCTGGGAGCGCTTAACCCTAACCCTGGCATGAGCGCCTTAAACCAGGCTCGCAGACATGGCCTAAACGTCATTATGGGACACACCCACAGAGCGGGCCAGAGTGCCCATTCTGAGGCTTCTAACGGCCGTCTGGGACGCGTTCTACGCGGAGTCGAAGTAGGTCACGCGATGGCCCTAAAGTCGGCTAAATACGTCGCTACGCCTAATTGGCAACAGGCTTTCGCTATTGTCACAGAGCATAACAAGAACGTACAGGTAGACCTGATCTATATCGAGAAGGACGGGACTTTCCTAGTTCACGGCCGCCGTTATGGACGACCTAGATAACGAGTTAAATCGCTCAATCGATGACCATATCGACGAGGCAGAATTGTTACCATTTCGTTATCAAAATTTACTAGGCTAAGCCTTTACCTTATGAGATGGTTATCCCAGTAGGAAAACAGCCTACAAAAAGGGAGAAAAAATGTTTGATCCATCATT